GTTACTATTACTGTCTCTGCCATTATATAGTCACCGACCTACTCAAAGTAATAAAGCCTTCCAAAAGTTTTACTTTGTCTCCGTTTGAATCGACAAGCATAACGTCATAGGATGATTTTGGATAAAATAGCTTATTGGTTTGAGTAGGGGTAGCGACTATAGATAGCGTTCCAGTTTCTTCATCTATTGTAATTCCGCCTGAAGGTGATGTTAAAGTAAAAGCCAACTGCTTTCCACCTTTAGTATCTCTTACCTGCATTTTTGCCGTAGCTCCAGTAAGATCGATAGGTGTAACCTGATCATCTTCTGTATACTGCACCTGGAATCTAAAAGTTGTATTTTGATCAACTTCCCAGTTCTTTTGTTTTGCCATTTTCTGAAAATCTCCTAAATAGGAAAACTCCTATGCTTATTTTAGCACAGGAGTGATCCTAATTAAGATTAATTACTTAGTTGTATTTTGAAATCCAAATGCTTTATCGTTTGGATTCAAGGCCTTCAAGATTACTGGAGCAACTGCTGCAATTCCAGCTGCGACCAAATCCTTTGGGTCTGTGTTTCCAGTCATATATAGGGCTAAAGCTGCTGAAAGAAAAGCTCTTCCATAGCTAGCTAATGCATTAAGAATCTGCTCTTGCATATCTACCTTACCATCCTTATTAATATCGCCTTTTACTGCTTTAGGCATTTTTCCCCCTTTTGGCTACCTGCCAATGGAATTTGAGTTTCCCCATAAATATATTGTAGCATTAAGACGTAATATCTACAATCTCACAATTTCCATCTGATGTGCATGCTAAAGTTTGTGTTCCGCTAGTACCGTCTTCTGTTTCATAGAAAGATAGATCTTCCCAGCGAATATTCTTTGGCATCTTTTCTAAGAGTGCCTCGTATTCTTCCTTTGTGCACTCTTGGTATGGAGCCTGCTTGTAAGTATGCTCTGAATAAGGCAGGAATGAAATTCCAGAAACCTCATCAAAATGCTTGTATACCCAAGCACCGACCTCCATCCATTCATCTTCTTTAACGGATACAGTAATTGATGGCTTATGTTCACACCATGCTCTCTGATAAACAAGCCATATATTTAAATGATCAATTGCTGTTAGATGATCTCTAGTAATTGCACCTTCTGGAGCTTTTACTGGAAATGAAAAAACAGCAGTATCATTTGGCTTCATCACATCATCTTCAACTGGAATTCCAACTTCAGTCAAGAATGTAGTGATTGGGTCCTTCTTATCGCCACGTACTGTTCTAATATAATAATCAGAATGCCATGCATGCATTCCTGAGCTAACCCCGACCAATTGAGATACTGTTCCAGAAGGCTTTACACATGTAATAGCTGCAGACTCAGGAATCCCAATTTTCCCAGCCTCTTCCGCATTGATTGTTCTTGCATATTCACGAAGACCAGTTAAAACTTCTTCCAACTTTGCAAGATTTTCTTTACCAGAGAAGAACTTGTGGCCAAACTGTCCTGTGAGTGAAACTCCAAGCAATCTTTCTTCTTCTGTATTATCTTTCCAAATTTTTCTTAGGTATTTGAAATCAGTTAATGTTGATTGCCATGTACCAAGAATTGTTGCAAGGCGTACTTTATTTGATACATCTTCAACTGTATCCTCTTCACGTAATACGACTTCTGAAAGGTTACAAAACTGATAAGGACGAAGAATAATTTCTGAACATGGGTTCGTTCCATAATGGATCTCAGGGTCTCTACGACCATATTTAGCTGCCTGCGCCTGCGCTGCTGCGACATTATAGATTCCACGTTCCCCAGATTTTGAGTCATACAAAGATTTCCATTCTGCTATAAATTGCTCCATATCTGGCTTACGTGAATATGCAACAGAATTATTTGCTAATGCACGTTGAGAATTATTTTCCCACCAGTTTCCTGCTTTTGCTTGTGCCATTTCAATATCATTAATATTTGAAAGAGAAATCATTGCTGATCTTCGAACTCCTCCAACAACAACAATTTCACCGATCTTACACATAATATCATGCGCTTCAATTGGCTTGAGTTGACGACCAGCAGCTGACTTAAACTTTGCAATAGTAAAATCAAAAAGGTTGATTAATGGCTGGGGACCAGATGATCTTCCACCCATAGTTTTAAGACGTGCACCAGCTGGACGTAACTTGCTTACATCAATTGCTGGGATCTGACCAGACCAGAGTAATGCAAGTAGCTCACGGTATGCTTTTGCCCATCCTTGCTTAGAATCTTCAACAGTAATAATTGTTGTAGACTTTTCAAAAGTTTCTGGAACTGAAGGAAGTTTATTAACATACTTGTACTCAACGGAGAATCCTACTCCAGTTCCACACATAAGAATGTACATTGTTTCATCAAAAGAGCGTGGGGAATCAACTGGTACGAATGAGCAGTTGTATCCTGCAACATGATCTCTATCTAATGCAGCTCCAGCTGTCATAACAGATCTCATTGATGGCATAACATTTCTGTTAAATACTGCGCTTTTTAGTTCTTCAACAACTTTTTGATCTGGATGATAATCCATCTTGCCTAAGTGTGAAAGCATAAAATCAAAATAGCGATCTACTGTTTCACCCCATGTCTCACGACGGTTTTCTTCTGGCATCCATCTTGCATATCGTGATAATGCAATAAAGTTTTCATACGGGTTCTCAATAGTGTTTTTCATAGTCGCCTTTTCTCCGTACTTTTAATACGGTTAATAAAATTAAGTAAGAGTACAATTCTACCAAAAGATTATTAGCAAAGATAGTCTTTAGGAAAACTTTTTAAAGATATGTTCAAATGCATTCTTGGTCAACTGTAACCAATTATATGTCTCATGTACTTTTTGAGCTTGTGCATAGTAATATCCAGAATAAGCATTACTATTCAAGGCAAAATCTCTCATAAGCTCCAGTAGATGTTGATAGTCTGGCTCAAAGACCTTTCCTTTATGTGGATTCTGCCATGGTGAATCTATCAGCGTTGCTCTAAGCTTTAATGGACCTAAGAAGTCTTTATATTCTGCCCAGTCATAAGTTGAAATAACTGGCATTCCAGTAGCTAAAGCTTGAAGCGGAATAAACCCAAAGCCCTCTCCATAAGTTGGATACACTAGAACATCATGCTCATAGTAAAGTTGTAACATATCTTGTTCATTATAGTCATCAGTAATTATTTTAATATTACTAAACACTTTATCTGGCAATCCAACAATCTCTTTATCAATATAGTTATTATAAATTCTAGTTGTATTGTTTTTGTAAGCTTTAATTGTTAACTGATATCTTGGATCATCGCCAAACAATGAACTGAATGCATCTACAACCATCTGACCAGCTTTTCTTGGAGCTGGCTCTCCTATATGCAAAAACTTAATAACACCATCTTGCTTGCGTCTTTTAGGCTCCCAAAATGGTTCAATCCCATGTGGATAAACTCTAACATCCTTTAATCCATGTGACTCAAAAACCTCTTTGCACCATGTTGATGTTGTCCAGACTTCATCACAAACTTCTAAAAATTCCATCCATTCATCTGGTAACTCAGTAGATTCCCACGGTGTGTAACCAATCTGATATTGTCCACGATGCATTTTAAAATGCGTTGGCTGAGAAAAGTTAAGCTGAACTGGAGCTTCTTTTGTTTGGTAAGGTACTTGATGACCAAGCTTGTTTAGATTTTCTACTATATTTACTGCTGCATGACCATATCCAACAGATTTATTAAAGTTAGATCTAAGCGTAGAGAATGATATTTTCATAATATTTTCTAGTCAACTGACTTGACAGTAACTTACCGCCAATGCTACTATTATAGTCCGCTATCTCTAAAGGAGGAAATGCCAATGGAGAATATCAAGCAAAAGCTTAGCGATGTAGTTCATCACTGGACTGCTATAGGAATGATAACATTATTTCTATTTTCAGTAAACCCAGGGGTAACAGAAGCTGAGGCGTTGGTAGCAGTACCAACAAAAACTGAAGTACAACTAAAGAAAGAAACCTTAGAGAAGTACAGCAATACTGCTTACAAGCCTTCGGAGAGTCTTACAGGCCTAGAACTTAAAGAGTTGCTATGGGCTGCTGGATTTGAAGGAAAAGCCCTTAAAACGGCTTGGGCTATTGCTAAGCGTGAGTCTAATGGAAGACCCATGGCTTACAATGGTAACAGGAATACTGGAGACAGTTCCTATGGAATTTTTCAGATTAATATGTTGGGAAAACTCGGCATTGATCGTAAAGAAAAATTTAACCTGAAGTCAAATGTACTACTATTTGACCCAGTAATAAATGCAGAGATAGCGTATTATATGACCAGGGGCGGCCAAGACTGGTCATCTTGGAAAGGCTTAAATGCCGCAGCTAGGGAATGGCTCGATGACTTTCCTAGTAAGGAGAAGTAGGAGATATTGTGCAGATACAAGTAGTATCTAAATATATCGCTCTTTCGGAAGAAGGTCTTGTTTCTAGATTGGAATGTCCACTAGATCAAGGCCTTCTTTCCGTTAATGCAGATAAAAATGATAGAATATACTTATACTGTCTTTCGTGTGACTATAAAAATATTATAGGTCAAGCAGCGTATGACAAGATCAAGGCAGCAATAAATGGATTTTTACGTAAACAATAAGCCTCCATTTGGGGAAACAGAAAATGAATCACAACCCATCATGGTTACTGATAATATGGGTAGAGAAATATTTTGGGAAGATTTAGGAAGACCAGATGGAATCATATCTAAGTAGATGGTCTGACGATACAGAATTTGTTGAGCTTTTTAATAAATTTAATAATTTATATGAATTAAATAATCAGATAGATACAGCATTTATTGCACGACTTTATATACTAAGACAACTTGCAGCACAACAATCATCAAAAAATTTAAACTTTGCAGAATGCGGTGTCTATGCTGGAATGAGCATGCTATTTACAGCAGACAAATGCAATAAAAGATTTATAGGGGTAGACTCTTTTGAAGGAGTATCTGATAAAACAGAATTTGATACAGACTATTTCGATACAGTAAAGCTTGATATTGATATGAAATATGCATTATTAACATTAGATGGAATTTCAAATGTTGAAATTTATAAAGGCTGGATACCAGAAGCGCTAAACAATCTAGATGAATTAGAATACTCTTATGTTCACATAGATGTAGATATGTATGAACCTACAAGGGATTCGATTTCTTACTTCTGGCCTAGATTATGTGATGGTGGCGTTATGATATGCGATGACTATGGTTCACATAAAACTACTGGTGCTAGAAAAGCAATGAACGATTTCTTTAAAAGATCTAGTATAATTGAATTACCTACTGGACAGGCAATAGTATTTAAGGGGATAACAAGTGGAGAATAAAGACAATCTTGAAGAAAATTTAGATATGGCATCATATATAATGATGCATAGAATATATGACATACTTACTTTGATAGCAACAAAATTAAATCCAGAAGATACTGCAAAAATGGTTGGTTATCATGAGCAGGGCTACCTACTTGGTCCACTTCCATCTTATTTATCGGATGAAGAATCTTTAGAAAAGTAGTTGACTTAAAGTATATATTATTTTACAATATCTTTGCAGGTTGAAGCATCCCGCATACTGCTCCCTGCATTGCACATCTGTGCAGCATGACCCAATCAGATCCGCCTCTGGTTGGGTCTTTTGCTATAATTAATATATTATGACTAGAGATCATTTCAAGCAGGTGTACACATCTCCATACTTTCAATCTGATTACTATAAGAATGAAACAAAAAATGGTATTACAGAAAAAAAAGTAGAAGCATTTCTTTTAAAGATTAAAAAATATCTGGCTCTGACCAAACAAAAGAAGGCATAGCATATCTGGTTGGTCCTTCTCCGACCATCTTAACGCCATGCCAATATTCCTCTGTTGCTGGAAATACTAGCATAGACCTTCTTGGTGGCTTAATAGCTATTTGCTTCTCGCTAAAATAAAACTCTCCATCTACATAGTCTTCATTTATATATATTACTGCTGCCCACTTCATTCTATCATCAACATACTGGTCATAGTGTCCACCAAGTTCTGATCCAGTGTACTGCCTCTGAATAATTCCAAACGGTCTAAATGAAAGGTTGGCATCTTTATCGAATAATGATTCTAATCTTTCATCTAAGCCATACTGCTTAATGGTATCTACTATAAAAATTACCTTATCATTCCAGTTATGAGTAACCTCTAAATCTGTTTCCTCTAAATCTCTTGTGCCATATCTAGCTTCCGCCCTGTCTTTAATTCCTTCTAGATATGCTCCAAGCCAATCTTCTTGAGTCTTGCTTTCTGCAAGATTGTAAAAAAAATTACATTCTTCTTCAGAAATAAAATCTTTAATTAAAAATACGTTTGGATCTAACTGCTCAAATTCAAATCCAGCAGCCTTTATGTTTTTATCATTAATTTCTGGCATATTCATATTGTACAATATGTTGTGCTCCATGTAAGACTCGAACTTACAACATCATGATCCTAAATCATGCGCCTCTACCAATTGGACTAATGGAGCTTTGCTGCCTCCCCTGGATTCGAACCAAGATTACCTGTGCCAGAAACAGGGGTCCTGCCGTTGGACGAAGAGGCATTAGCAGAGTCTCTAGGAGTCGAACCTAGGCTTACCGCTTTGGAGACGGTAGTGCTTCCGTAACACTTAGACCCTAAGTGATTAATAAGTCTACGAGCAAACTAACCTATTAATCTGATATCTGAGGCTTTACATAAGCTCGTTGACCTCCAGTTGTCCCCGTCGGGAGTCAGCCTCTACATCTGCAACGCAACCTTAATATCGTACCTCCAACGGGAGTCGAACCCGTCTTGCCAGATTGAAAATCTGGAGTCCTAACCGATAGACGATGGAGGCATCGTCCGCCATCTTGGAATCGAACCAAGCATGCTATAAGCGAGGGATTTACAGTCCCTTGTCCCACCTTGGAACATATGACGGAGAGCGGAAGATGTAGAATTCGAATCTACGGTAAGAAATTAATTCCTACGGCGGATTAGCAATCCGCTGCCTTAAACCACTCAGCCAATCTTCCGTACCCGTAATCGGACTTGAACCGATACATCTTGCGATGGCAAATTTTAAGTCTGCTGTGTCTGCCTATTCCACCATACGGGCTTAGTGTTCCCAGTTGGGCTTGAACCAACGACCCGCAGATTAAAAGTCTGCTGCTCTACCAACTGAGCTATAGGAACTTGGCGACCCCAACGAGACTTGAACTCGCAACCTCTACCGTGACAGGGTAGCGCTCTAACCAATTGAGCTATGAGATCTTGGAGCGGATGATGAGAATCGAACTCACCCCTTCTGCTTGGAAGGCAGAGGCACTACCAATATGCAACATCCGCATCGCTGGTCCAGCAGGTCTCGATCCTGCGACATCCGAATTAACAGTTCGGCGCTCTACCAACTGAGCTATGGACCAAAATATAAAACCCCTTACGGGGTTTTATTGTGAGCAGTAGGATTGGATTTCACCTACAAGGCCAAGTCAAAGTTGTCTCAAGTACCCCTTTTAAGCCTACAGATCTTTATGTTGCTAACATTGAGAGCTATCTCAGATCTTACGTTATCCCCGCTTTTGACACATTAGGATATTCTGTCATGCTCCAAGCCTACCGTCGTAGTCTTGTTTGTGGCGGATCTGGGATTCGAACCCAGGACCTAAAGCTTATGAGGCTTTCGAGCTAACCGAACTGCTCTAATCCGCTAAGTAACCTCTTTGGTGCGGATCTTACGATTCCCGTAAGAGGTGTTATGTATAAATTATATACCATTTTTAAAATCTAGTCAACTACTTATTTAAGCATAAATAATTATAAAATGATATAATCGATATATGCAGACAAATAAAAAAATTGAGGTAGTTGCCGAAAGATTAAGGCAAATAGTTCCTGACTTTACTGTTTCAGAGAGCTATGTAAATGCTGCTCAAATTATTGAGGCGGTAGAGTCTGTAAATAATGAAGAGGTGTGTGAGCCAACAGCATGATAAATTATCCAACTGGCAGCTGGGAAACAGACTTAAAGATCCCAGGAAACTTTGTTCGTGACTATACAGAATTAACAGAAAACATATTAAACATTGATGATCAAGATAATGATCTTAGATATTTCAAGAACGAAAGATATTACATTCTATGGGAGTATGCTAAGAGTGTAACTGATTTAAATGGTGACTTTGTTGAATGTGGAGTATCTAATGGAAACTCTGCTTTTTTCATGGCCAAGCATTGTAAGACACATCTACACCTATTTGATTCTTTTGAGGGTGCTACTGATTTTACAGAGCATGATAACGACTACTATAGAGAAAATACTTTTGCTGGAAGTGCAAATGCAGTAAATACAGCTTTAGCAGGATTTGATAATGTTACACTTCATATTGGAGAAGTACCATTTGAATTTGATCAGCTTGGCGAGATATCTTTACTACATGTGGATCTAAATAACTATAATCCTACAAAAACAACACTAGAAGCTTTGTGGGAGAAAGTAGTTCCTGGTGGAGTTGTAATAGTTGATTTCCATGATTCAGTTTCAACTGGTGCAGAAAAAGCAACACTAGATTTCTTTCAGGGACATCCAATGACAATTATGGCTACTGGCAAAGCAGTAATAATTAACGAATAATATTTTTAATTAGTACGCTTTGACACTTTTCTCATGTGAGTACGAACACGGTGGCAATTAGAACATACCACTTCACATTTCTTAATCTCTTCATCGATCTTCTTCTTAGATAGTGTTGGAATCAGTTCCATAACATTCTTATGCTTTACACCACGGACATGATCAAAGTCCATAACATAATAGGGGTACTGTATCTTACAATCGGCGCAAGGATGGCGTTCCTTATAATCTCGTATATAATTTGCGAGAGCAGCCTTTTGTTTAGCTACAGAGACCTTCTCAGTCTTCATTACCCTTATTATATTATATTGATCATATTAAGTGCGAAATTCAGTGCGCCGT